ATCAGTTGCGAGCATAGTAATCTTCCGTGGTATATCGTTAATCCCAAGACAGAAGAATGGGGATATTATGCACCAACAGGATATAAAGCACCATTATTGGGTCGTCCGTGGGTATGGGGTGTTACCGATTGCTGGTCACTTGTCAGGGATTGGTATAAAGAAGAAAGAGGTATTGAATTAAGAGATTGGGAAAGGCCATTAACTCCAGAGGATTTTTTGAAAGATCCAATGTTTGAAAGGTGTGCATGGAGAACTGGTTTTAGACAGTTGAGACAGGAAGAAAAATTAGAGAAAGGAGATTTATTATTCATGTCAATCATGGCAGATGGTTTAAATCATGTGGCTTTATTTTTAGGAGATGAAATTTTACATCATTTAACAGATAGACTATCTTGTAAAACTTTATGGAGAGTTAGCAGAATTTATCGGACATAAAGAATTTGAAGTTAAGGTAAATTCAATATCACAGGCAATAAGTTTTCTTGTCTGTAACTTTCCAAAATCAGAAGCGTATATAGCAGAAAGGTCTTATAAGGTTTTGGTCGGTGATTATGAAGTAGGAGAAGATGAACTTGGACATCCTATAGGACAATCTGATCTACATATTGTTCCTGTTATCGCTGGTGCTGGAGGAACGACAAGAAAGATACTAGGAGGTGCTGCCTTAATTGGAGGTGCTTTTTTATTTACTCCCTTGTCTATTGGTTCGTTCTTTAGTCCTATTGTTGCACCAGGATCTTTTGCTGCTGCTTCGGGTTTAACAAAAGCAGTTGTAGGTATTGGCAGTGCTCTAGCACTGTCGGGAGTTTCTGATTTATTATTTCCTTTACCAAAGCCAAAAGATTTTTCTTCAGAGCAAGATCCCAGATTATCGTTTCAATTTAGTGGCATACAGAATACTTCAAGAGCAGGTACTCCTGTTCCTATAGTTTATGGTGAAATATTTACAGGAAGTGTTGTAATAAGTGCAGGTGTTGATACTGAACAGGTGAGAGCATGACAACTAGAACTCCTGATACTTTACATAGTCGTCAGTTTGCTACTTTACTTGACTTAATATCAGAGGGAGAGATAGAAGGCTTTGCCACTGCCTCTAAAGCTGGATTAACGAAAGGTACAACTGCATATAACAATGCTGCCTTAAAAGATATATTTTTGAATAATACAGCCATATTGCAATCCAGTGCCAGTAATACAAGTCCCGTCAGCACTGATTTTAATTTCCAAGATGTAAGTTTTACTCCCAGATTCGGAACGTCAAATCAGGAACATATCAGTGGTATAGAAAGCAGTCAGTCAATAAATCCTGTAGGTGTAACTGTAACAAACTCTGCTCCCGTAACCAGAACAATATCTAATTCAGATGTTGATGCTGTAAAAGTGACAGTAACTTTTCCTCAGATACAGGTCGCTACCGATGCTGGAGATTTACTTGGTAGTTCTGTTAATCTTCAAATTCAAATTCAATATAACGGTGGTGGATTTACAACTTTAATAGATGATACCGTCACTGGCCGTACTGCTGATGCTTATCAGAAAGAATATCGTGTAAATCTTACTGGTTCTTTCCCTGTCGATGTAAAGGTTGTAAGAGTCACTGCTGATGCTACTTCTGCCAGCACTGTAAATACTTTTCAATTTACGAGTTTTACTGAAATTATTGATGATAAACAGACTTATTTAAACAGTGCATATACGTCATTAAGACTTGATTCTCAGCAATTTAGTTCAATTCCATCAAGAAAATATCGTATAAGAGGAATAAAAGTAAGGATTCCAGGTGCAGGTGCTAGTAGTTCAGGTACTCCAACTGTAGATAGTACAACTGGTCGTATTGTCTATCCCGATGGTTATATTTTTAACGGTGTAATGGGTGCAGCTACATGGTGCTCATGCCCTTCGATGATACTTCTTGATCTTTTAACAGATACAAGATATGGATTTGGAGATCATATAACAGATAGTTCTCTTGATTTAT